TGACTTGTGTCAGCGTATTCTTATTAAAAATAGCGATGGCTTTACCCTGCCTTTCCCTAAACTCGGTAATTAACGCGTTCTATGCACTCACAGATCCGCGATCGGCTATGGTATCGTTTCCTTATTCTACGCCCACGGCAACGGCGGGTCAATGAATGGTGGCGCAGTTCTATCCGCTAATCGCTTTGCAACCATATCTTCAGTGGCTTGCCTGTCAAACTTATCCCATATCCAACCTAAAACCGTTTCTTTTGTAAGCTGCGCGTAAGGCGTAAAATTGTCTGGGTCAGCAGCAACCTCAGTGATGCCGGTATAGATTTCCTGATCGGAGCTGTTGCTTGCAATAAGCGTCCAAAAAACTTTCACCACAACATTGGTTAAGCCTTCAGACTGAGGTAAGCACTCAAGTTTTGTTATTGACCAAAGCATTCAGTTCTTCCACTTTTTTGTTGAGATCTTGAATCGCCTTCACAAGAGGCCCAATCATTGAAATGTAATCAAACCCTTTAAGCCCACCTTCGTATTCATCAGTCGGAATCAGCGGTCTCAAAGAGTCGTTGGCTTCGTTTAAAACTTGCCAAACATCATCGGCAATGAAGCCGTGAAACTTAAGCGGATAACCCGGTTTCGTAAACGTCACTGGCCTTAATTGCTTCACAAACTCAAGCCCTAGCGACTCATCCGTGATGTTTTCTTTTAGTCTGCGATCCGAGACTGACTGAAGTGTTAGCGTATTCCCCGAGCCGTAAAACTCATACGTTCCAACCAGACCGGTTCCCGTCACCACATTTAGACCTGAACCGCTCGCGTTTGCCGTTCCTCTGCCTGAGTTGCCAGGAAAGATCCTGGCCCAACTTGATGCAGAAAGATTGTCTAGTCTTGCAGAGTCATAAGCCTGACCCGTTGTTGAAAGTGGCGTGTACCCGAGCGCTGAAGTTACATTGCCAGAAGTCAAAGACAGTGTGCCGCCAAGCGTCAAACTTCCTGATGTGGTAACTGTGCCTGAAAGCGTAATACCAGAGACCGTTCCGGTTCCGCTGACGCTCGTAACTGTTCCTGTTCCTGTTGGCGGTGTAGCCCACGTTCCGTCGGCTCGCAAGAATTCTGTAGCAGATCCCGTCGGGGCTGATATGGTGTAACTGTTGTATCGGAAAGAACCGGAAACTAAATTTAAGGCATAACCATTTTCATCGCATACACGAACTTCAGTGCCACCAGTTCCATTTGCAAATTTGCCGCCCGCGTGAATTGACCCAGATTTATAACCAATATAACCGGAAGCATTAGAAGAGGGGCCAGAAACTATTCCATTTACCCCAAATGACAAAACAGAACTATAAAACCCGACAGTTGCAGTTAAAGATCCTAAAAGCGTATCGTTTACTATTAAACCAGTTCCAAAATTCCCTCCGCTAGCGACTGGAAGTTGTATATACATTCCATCCGCATAACCGCTTATGGTTCTTGGACTTAATTGCATCACATAATCAGCGCTTGCTCCAGTGCCCCCTAAATACCCGAGAAGCTGATTTGATGAGTTATACACAGCAACTTTATTAGCTGCTGTTTTATTGATCTCTATTCGCTGCGCCCCGCTTACACCAGTGACAAGCTCGCCGCGTAAATAAGCCGAATTCGCGTAAAGCGAACCAGAGGTTTTATCTAAGTACCAACCCGCCGTCCCAAAGTTTGTCGAAGTCGGCGGAATAGGGCCGTTATAGTTATCGGACAATATAGATTGGAATACGTTAAAAGCTACTGGAGTATCCCATGTCGTTATGTTTGTAGTCGGCACATAAGTGCCATAAGAAGCCCAGATCGTTTGACCGATAGTGATCGTGGGCATTGTTGTTGTCCAGCCAGCCGGCACACTAGTTGGCCCGGTTGTCGGAGAAGGCGTGGCTGGATAACCGAGTGTTTGGCTTTGCTGTAAAAAAACAATACGCTGAGCATTAGGCTCAGTACCTGTTGGGCCTGTACTTCCCGTTGGCCCAGAGGTTCCTGTTGGGCCTGTAGGCCCAGCCACTCCGGTAGGAGACCAAACCAAAGCGGCGCTCACCGCAGACAAGGTTGATTTAGCGGAATCGTTTTCAACCGAAAAGGCAAAATACCAAGTGCCAGCAGCAAGTTGTATATTTTGAAACTTAAAGGTAGAAGAGTTTGTAAAAGTCGCTCCGTCAGAAAGAATGGCATTACCCCATGTTTTCCAATCTGTAGCGGATGGGGTTGCTGAAGATGTATAAAAAAGCGTAATCGTTGTAACCCTACCAACTGATGGCATCGTGCAAGTCGCCGAAAAAGTCGGGGGAGCCACTGAGGGAGCTAAATCACCGATAACTGGAGCGTTAAGGCTTGAAAAATAATTTGGAGATGGCAATGAAGAATTCGGAGCGGCAGTAAAAGCTGTGATGCTTGCATCGTCATAAACGACATCGTTATATTCTGAAAGCTCAAGCGTTGCGCCAAGATTGCCATCATCAACTGTCGCCTCTGAGACTTTCATAACGCGGAACAGTTTGTTCGTCCATCCATAATCTGCATTCGTGATGTCCACAACATCACCCGCATCCACTTGAATGCCAGGATAAGTAGAAGTAATCGTAACGATCAGATCTTCTCGCGCTTGCTCTAGCCTTCTGTTCCCTAGATATTGAGCTTGCACAGAGTCATTCGTAAACTCTAGCGTCGTGGTCTGTCTGTTTGCAGGTTCGTTGGGATACAGAAGACCTGCCGGTGTTTCCATATAAACCAGATCAGGCTGATCTCGGTTTAGCTTTGAAGGAAACTCAATCTGAATCTGATTGATCTGCTGATTTATATCAACAGCAGAAACCCTGATTTCACCGATAAGATTTGTATCGTTGAATGAGAACGAAGAAGTCTCTGCTTTATTAATAACAACCGACCATAAACCTGATGCCGCGTTGTATGCCATCCAAGAGTCGCAACACTCAAGCATCTTTTCAACGTTATCTAAAACGGGTTTGCCCGTGTCTACAACGCCGTTGATTCTGTATCGAGCTTGGGTCGCAGATCCGCCCCCGGCTGGCGTATAAGTAATCGTCTGATCAGAGTAAGTATTAAGAGCTGTAGCGCTTGCAGAATCCACCAAACCCGTCATGCCAGCGCCGTATCGAGCGTCGGTCATGTAGTCGTACCAGACATCCCCAGGTTTCGCTACAGTACCGCCCTTTGGATAATGCTTGCAATAAAAGGTTATTGGAAGAAGTCCCGTTGTTCCCGCATCGGAGTTGTAGTTAAGTTTGACAATCGCAAACGCCAATCCGTTCATCTGCCGGCCAGATGCAGGCCATCGCAAAGCGGCGGGAATGTCTGCGCCGCCCATCGTGACATTGGGAGCGGTTCCGTTGACCGCAGTTATAACGCCGGCATTTGTAGATGTGTAAAGACTGATATAAAGATTGCCGCTTATCTTTGTATCTACATTGCCATCACCATCTGTAAGCGAAACCACTTTTGTCAGGTCTGTTCCGTCAAAAGTAACAAGACGGTCGCCATAGTAAAACTTAGTGCGGTCAAATGAAAACGTTGCGGAAGCGTCTGACGATATAGAGGAGATCGCCAGAACGTAATACATCGTTTTCTGGTTAGTGGATAGAACTGCATCAACAAACGTACCACCTAGCCATGCGTCACCATACACCACAGGAATGGAGTTGTTGCTTGCTGGAGGAACCTGTTGCCTAGCTCCCGTGTCTTGAGATTGCGGAGGTTTAGATCCAAAAGCCCGAGTGACAACATAAGAAACTGCGAAGTTGATAGCAAACCTCGCAGCCGCCAACTCAACGCCCGTTAGCGTGACACCGATAGCTTGAAGAATGATTGATGCTGGCATGATCTACTCTCGAAAGAACGTCGCTTGCATGGGCTTAAAGTTGTATCGTGTGTAGTCAATGTTTGGTGAGTTGGGCATTAGACTTGTGCAAACAATCTGAACTCGTTTTTGCTCTAGCATGTCTTGCGCGAGCTTGTTAAATCTAAGCCAAAGTTTCCCGCCAACAGATGTATCTCTAAATTCTGGAACCACCCACCACGCTACCTCGTGAAGTTCCTTAACCTCATTATTCCAAAAGTTTCTTGTTACATAAGCTGCCAAGAACCCTCGAAACTGATCGTCAATAAGCACGAAACCTCGACCCTTTATCATTTCGTAGAACAGTGCTTTGACATGCTCTTCGTTTTGGTTTTGCTTAAGTGTTTCTATTCCTGCTTCATCTGCGTAAGCCTTCATCATGTCAATAAGATGAGGCATATCGTATTTTGTGGCGTATCTCATAAACCTCCGCCCGTGGTATCCACTTCTACTTGCCCCGGAGAAACGGTATCGGGATCAGACTGAGAACCCGTCTTTGGCGGCGCTCCAAAGTCAAAGTATTGACCAGAGATTGCAGCAACTCGGCTCATGCTCGTATCTGATGCGTAGCGTTGCTGCCATGTCGTGAGATTCGTTTTAATTCCTGCGATTCTGTTTTCCAAAATAGATCGGAAAGAAGTGCAAGAGATTGACGCGGTAGCAGTGCGGCTGCGAATGTTGTCGTTCCAATCTTCAGTGATTGAAATGTTAGAAACGATGCCCTGATAGCGCTTGAAAAATTGAGTCGATGGACTCGTGATGATCTGATAGTTGGAGTCAAAGAATCCGCGCCAAATCTCTACAGTCGAGCCTTTTATATTGGTTCCCAAGACTAGCGAAATGTTTGTTGGGTCGATCCCTATCAGTCCAATGACCATATCAATCGAAGTCGCTTTGATCTCACGATTGACTGCGCCGACAGAAAGAAGGCTTCCCAAACCTGAGAAAGTATTGCCGCCAACCGTAATCGCAGCGGCAGCATTGCAGAATGTGTAGGTTGTTGTTGAGGTCGTGAGTTTTACAAATTCGCCGTGGGTAATGCTTGCGCTCGAAAGCGCTGTCATTGGGGTACTCACTGCACGTTCTCCCTAAAGACGAAATCAGCATCCCAGTCGACAAATGCGCCGTTGGTCATGGGTCTTAGCGTGTATGTCGGGCAAACCTCAGCAACCACCGAAAACGTACAAGCTGATCCTACAGCCGTTAGCGTACCGACAGATGGCGTACCTATCACCGGACGATGCAAAGTAACGTTAACGGTCGATCCTGAGCCTCTCAAGACCTGTGTGGTGACTTTGTAGGGATAGCTTCCTAGCTGGATAAAGTCGCCAGCTTTGAACACGATAACAGTGCTTGCTACCGCCGGAAGATTGCCGACAGAAATCGTTGTCGCGTTTGCAGCTGGTACAGACGCAAGCGTTAGCGCCGCAGCTTGTCCGCTCGTGAGCTCGCCCTGGTAAACGGTGAACCACTGAAGGTTCGTAGAACTAAATGTGATGGTTGCCGCCGTTTGCCTGTCAAGGTTGTCAATCGTCTGGATTACATCTCGAACTTGGGGATAGTAAAGAAAAGCATGAGGTTTGACCGTGAACACCCAAGGAACGGAAGTAACGTACATTGCCGTTCTTACTTGCCCCGATCTTGAATACTGCTGACCGACCATTCGCCGGTTGTTGACCGTGATCGTTTGGCTAATGTCTAGAATGGTTTGGAAGCTCATGCTCTGCCTCGCGGTGAGAGCGATTTCTGAGCATAGGAATTAGCCGCCCAAACCGCTCGATTGCTGCCCATGATTCTTTCCTCGAAAGACTTAACGTCAATAGCTTGTATGTTGTAGTTGTTGACCGTGGATGTTCCGCTCATCGCGTAAGACGGTACAACTTGACCGGTCATGCTTGGAACAAATAGCTCCGGCCCTCTTTCCCCTACAAGATACGGAGCGCCAGAGTTAACCGGACCGCCGCCAGCTCGCTTGTTAAAGATGCTTCCAAGAACGGGAATATTCGACATAAAGTTTTCAAATAATGAAGGAGCGCCTTTTATATCTGATTTGAAGATTGCGTCTAAAAATTTATCAAGCGAGCGAGAAGCTAGCTTTTGAAGAAGCGAAGAAAGGGCAGACTTAAAAGCATCTGCCGCTGATTTACCCGACATGAATGCCTCAACAATGGTTGTGCCAATTGACTTATATCCATCACGTATATCTTCAAGAAGATCTAGTTCTTCGCTTGCCGCCTTCTTCTTTTCCATCATATCTTCAAGTTCTTTATTGGCGGTGATTTCGGCTTGCGCTTGAACCTCATTAAGAACTTGCGCCGATTCTTTTTCTAGTTCAATTTCACGCTCAATTTGCTTTAGCCTTAACTCAAGGTTAAATCGTCTCAAATCGTCCATCGCGGCCAATTCTTGATTAGCTTCTTTTGTCAGTCTCTGCATTTCTTCTTGCTGCTCGGCTTCCTCGCGCCGCAGACGGATTATTTCCTCCATCTTTGCAAGACCAGCCGGCCCACCTTGCTTTGCAGCTTCAAACCGTAACGCAGCTTCTTCGCCTTCTTTCAGTTTCAGGATCTGAGCATCTAAGCCTTCAAGATAGCTTTTAAGCGCTTTTGCGCGAGACTCGGCCTCGGAATCTCTAACAGCTTTGACTTTAGTTCCTGATTGCCTTCCGCCCTGCGTAACGCCAACCACCGGAGCAGCGGCGGGCTCTTCTGGAGACCCAAAACCGAGAAACTCTTTGACGCTATCCCAAGCATTTCTTGCTTTGCCGACCAGACTAAGAAAACCGACTTTTGCCTTCTCAACCATGATGTCTATGGCATCGCCAATATCACCAATCGTCTGAACACCGCGCTTTGCTTCACCCGTGAACTTATCGGTGTTTCGAGATAATTGGTCGATCTTGGAAATGTCTAAATTTGCAAACTGCTTACCAAAAAGCTGAACCTGTAATCGAGCGCGTTCCGCGCCGGCGCTCATGCCAGAAAGAACCGATGTTAGGTCTCGGAAGATGTCAATCTCAGGTCTCAACATGCCGCCAGCGTCGGCAATGTTTACGCCTAATTCTTTGAACAGATCAGCTTGTTCTTTTTGACCATCAGCGGCAGCGCCAAGCGTCGTTGAAAACCGATCCCACATCTGTGCAGCGTTATCGGCATCTTTTCCTGCTTGAACCATTGCGCCTTGAAGGGCTAAGACCTCCTCAATCGCTAGCCCCGAGCCCTCAGCGAAATCGTTAACTGCGTCTGCGGCTTTGAAAAAAGAAGTAGCAAATGCTCCCGCAGCGGCGGCTGCAAGCAACATAGGATGACGCAATGCGCCCATCGCAGTGCCAAGCAGATTGACACTGACTTGCATTTCACGGGTTTTGGCTTTAGCCCTGTCAATCTCTTGAACGAACTTTGCGCTCTCAAGACCAAGTGCAACTTGTAGGGCTGCGATTAGCTTACCGGCCATTGTTTCCCCCTAAGATGTCTAAAAACTCCGACTTAAACCCCGGCAGACTTGTAAACGCCAGGAAGTCTCGCTCTTGTCTTGTCATGTAGTTTGGAGGGATGAAATACTCCTCCAGATGCGGGAAAAACTCTCGACTCTTGATTGGGTTTTTAGACAGCGCGTTATAAACAATCGCCATCAGATGCGAGATCAACATTAAGTTTTGTCTCGCGCCAATCATGCCATCGCGGTACATCAATTCTAACTCTCGGGTGGTCACTACATCAAGGCTTTCAATGACCTCGGGAGACTGACCGTTAAAGATCATCGCCGCCCGAATTTGCCGATATAGTGACCGCTTTAGTTTTTTTCGACTTCCTTGTAATCTGGATTCACCGCCTTTTCGATCAATTCGGTCAAATGTTTAATCTGCGCTGGAGAGAAGGATTCGGAAATATCCTCGTAGGAAAGCGCGAAGAGCTCTTGCCCTTCCTCGAAACCGACTAAGTTAATAAGCGCAATCTCGCGCATGATCTCTTGGGCTTTGAAACGTGATGCTTCTTTTAGGCTTCGGCCCTCGACCACAATGTCATCGTCTTTACGCTCAACCTCTACAGTCTTGTTGATCTTGTAGAGTTTCTCAAACGTATCGACTAGCTTTGCGTATTCTTGCTCTAGTAAAGCATCAGGAGGGTTTTTGATCTTGCCCTCAAGCTCCAGCATTTCTTTCCTGGTGGGAAGATAGACCTTTAGCGCATGACCAGCGAAATCAATGTCTGCGTATTTCTGTCTTTGGAACGAAGAACCAAACTTGTCTTGTAATCTCATTTTCTAACCTTTGCTCGTTGTTTTGCCGCCCAGAGATCCATGTGAGCGCTCATAAGAGACGCTAACCGGTCAAGCGCGGAGGTTGCCATTGATTGAAAACTGTTTCGTATGAACGGTCTGGCAGGAACTTCTGCCGTACCGAATTCTATAGCCTCGGCTGCCGGCCTGTACTCACCTTTAGCATCTTTATAACCGACACCAACATCGACAAACCCGAAAGCAACTGTGTCGCGGCTAAGATACTTCTTAGATTTATCTTTACGCGTTGCAACCTTTGCGCCGTTGCGAACCTTGAGTTGTAGCTTTCCAGTATCGACAGGAACTCTTGCGCGGATCGCCGCTTTTACGGGCTCCATCGCAGATTTGAGACCGGGAAGTAATGATCGTCTTGCTTTGGTCGTGCCGAATTCTTGAGCTAATTCCAAAAGCGAATCCTCAAACTCTCGGAAGCCTTTAACCTCAATCTTTCCCATTGGTCACGATCTTCTTAAAGATTAGATCGTTAAGACGAATCACATAATTAACTACTTCGTCTGGTGTCATATCAGACGCATGATGCTCCGCGATCTTGTGGCAAAGGCTAATGTTGATGAGCCTTTGTTGGGGATACCCAAACCAGTTCTTGGAACCGGTCTGGGCTTGCGTGACTAAGTAAGCCAGCAGATCGTCACTCGCTCTTTGCATGAGCTCTCAACACAGATAGACAGACGGCTTCGGCCCCGCCGGGGCTGGCATCCTGTAGGGCGGCATCCACCTCTTGTAAGGTAAAGGGATGCCCTTTTGCCATAGCATGAAGGTCGCCCCTGAATTCCGCCATCAGCGCTACTAATTCATCAAGTGTTGTTTGACCAACCAAATTGATTACCCCTCGGGTGAATTGTGAAAGTAACCTGGGCTTCTGCGCCAGGGGCAGGGTCGATAGTCCATTGTGACACACGGCCATTAAATGCAAAGTAGACGTTATTAGTTCCGTCAGTTGCTTTAATGATGAACGTACGGTCAATCGTGCCGTTATAAGCGTCTGCGCGAAGCAAAAGCAAATTTGTGTTTGCCGGATTCCATGCGGCCACAACGGTCATAGAAGTCGGCGCGGATTGGGTCGGAATCTTATCGGATTGACGCGATCCGGCAACCGAGAAATTAGCAACTGCATCGTCCTGACCAAAAGCAGGAATAGCTTCGACCGGAACCAAATTAGCATCTATAGCAAGAGCCGAAATGATTGTATGGTCATCCAAATCTGCGGTCGGGACGACAGTGGGCGTAGCCCCCGGCTGGCAATATAGCGAGGCGCTGAAGCCGGGTAAAACTTTATTAGGAAGAGCCATTTTTCACCTCACGAAGGAATATCTAAAGTTGAATCCAAAACAATCTGGTGTAGCTTGCTGTCATTATCGTATGAGTGGAAAAGCCAATCAACGTCTATCTTTGCCACAAAAAATAAGCCGCCAAATGTTCCCTGATAGCCGTGGAGCGCGTCGACAATCTGTTGCGCCTTCGAGTAACAGTTCGCCATTTGCTGAGCAAAGACTGTCGCTTGAAAAACTGGTCGGTCTATACCTTTGACCGACTGCGGCCCGGTATAAACCGGCTGATGAACATCTCTAAGCTGCCAAGTGACAAACGTCGGCTCGGTTGCAAAGTTGCGGTTGAACACAGCATAAACCGGCGTGGGTGTACAAACCGAGGTTAGCTGCGCCTGTATCGCTTGGGCATAGGTAACGGCTGAATTCTGGCCCATCAGACTGCAACCGTTGGTTCGTTACGATAGCAAGTGAACGTCACCCACTGCCGATCGTCATGCTCGTAAACCTCAGCGATCCGCCAAGATTTGTCTCGAAAGGAAATGCTGTAAGCCTCTTGAGCATCGGAAATCGTACGCATGTTGGGCGTGTAGTTCACAGTGAACTCAATCATGTTGTCGTATTGCCGAAACTTCTCAAGCGTCCGAATGCGGTTATGCACAGACTTGGTTTTTGCTCGCGTCTGAAACCATGCGGTCTCTGTCGTCGTCTGCTCGCCAAGATTGGTAAGCCCAAACGTCAGATTGTTGATGGTGATTTGGTCGACGCGTAAAACCATCACATCACCAAAGTCTTGTAAGGTCTCAATAACTGGTCAATCGCCCAGGGAAGCTGATACTGCTTAGCCTCAGAGATTGCCGAGCGGTTGTTATAGAAATGCGTAAGAAGCATGAGACCAGCTTGCTTGACTACGGGATATTGACCAATAACACTGCCTTGCAGGGTGTACTGGCAAAGCATCGGAGCGGTCATGTAGGTGTTAACGTTATTAGGAACCTCGAAAAGAACTAACTTGTTTCCCGTTGGGTCGTAGTAATACTGGGAGCTTGCAATCGTCGTAAGAACCGGAGGGTTCAGGTCGTTGTAATACTTGACCCAATTGATCGTCACGCCGTTCTGCGAAACCTCGGGAAGATCTAGCGAAACCGGAGCCGCCATCAAACCCGAGATCAGATAGGAAGCCTGATACGTTACATTGAAGATTGGAACGCCTAAATAATCCTCAATTGCCATTCGTGCCGCCAGCTCAAGCTGCGACAAAAACTCGTCTTGAGATTCATCTGCAAAAAGATTGAGCTGGTTGGTGATTTCGTCGAGCGTAAGCCATTGCGTAACCGGGTCTCGGGTACTCTGAATGACCTTCGAGTAGTTGAACGGGTTACGCGAACCCGCTCCGAAATTACCTTGTAGCTGACTTGGCATGTTAGGTTCCGATCAAACGAACACCAGCGGTTACATCGCGCACAGTCGAAACTAAACGCTTCTCAGCGTACATCGTAATTGTTCCAGGCTGCGTTTGCTCCATACGTTGTAGCGTCATTTCCGAATAATCGACGATCCAGAAGAATCGCGGCCAATTTGCAAGATAAATCGGAGAAGCGCCGACAGCAGGAGCATCCAAGTACGGATTAACAATAACCGGCCAGCCCATGATGTTTACACCTGGGCCTTCGCCTTCCTCGCCGGTTTCAACCAACGTATAGGAATTGCCCCCATGCGTATATTTACGAAGGGTTTGCAATGCTGTTGGGTGCATCATCCACGCCGTTCCTGGCATTCTCCAGAACTGACCTGGAAGAGCGTTAGCAACATCAACAAGGCTTTCCCACTCAATGCCGCCGCTATGCGTATAACCAACAGTGTTGAGCGTATGGATTCCGTTTGTAATGGCCGTCCCTGAGCTGCCGTAAGCGGCAGTAGAACCCGCTGTTCCTGCGTACATCTTAAGACCGCGCAGACCGTTAGTCGCGCCTGTGCTTGTCGTAGTTGATCCCGCCTGATCGTCATTGATTGCCATTGACGCGGCTTCGATCTGGCTAAATTCCATCGCAAGATCTTCGGCAAGCGCAGCATCCAGACCGTTGATGTCATCCATCGCTGCTGCGCGGATAGGCATCTGAGCGCTAATAACGCGCATCGGAAGCTGCCAAATGCTCGTCGCGATGTTGGGAGATCCGCTGTTAGCGTTTACTGTGTAACCCCAAGGGTTTGTGCTGTTTGCAGCGTTACCAGTCTTAACAACGAACTGAATATCCGAATCTGCTGTCATTGTCTGGTTAGCGTAAACCCGGAAAGGGTTCCAGTAACGCAGACTTGCAAATACATCTTCGTTGAATACCCGGCCACCAACGCCGGAGCCCGAGCCCGTGAGGGCTGAGGCTTCAGCGAGGTTCACCGTGGCTTTGCCCTCGTGGAGAGCCTTTTTCAAGCCTTCCAAAATAACCTGTCTCATAATCTCTCCAAAAGGGAGAGGGCTTTCGCCCTCTTAAATTAAGCCGCAGTGCCAGTCGAGCGGTAACGTACGCCAGCGTTAGGATCGCGCACGGATGTAGCTGCGCGAGTCTCGCCGTAGAACGTGATCGAACCTGGAGTCGTCTGGTCGTAGCGACGCAGAACCATGCTCAAACGCATAACGATAGTGTGGAACAACTGCCAGTCCGCAAAATACATCGGATAGTAGGAAGTCGTGCCAGCCGCGCCGGTTGTGGGCTGTGAAGGATTGTCCACATACTTGTTGACCACCACATCAAAGCCAAGCAACTTGCCAACGATGCCATCGTCACGGGCCAAACCGTCGATGTAAATAGGACGCTTCTGATCGTCAACCAAACCACGGATGCCCTGCAACAAGATTGGGTTGATCATAAATCTTGCTGTTGGCGTCCAATATTGTTGAGGCAAGCTGTAGATGAAGTTAACAACGTCTTTATAGACGATGTTGTTTGCTCCAACAGTGTTTGCGTTGGTGGTTAACTGGTCATACGTTGCAAGGCTATGCAGACCGTTGGTCGTTGCGGTTCCCGAGGTTCCGAAAGAAGCCGTGGAAACTGTGCCGCCAGTGTAAGTTGCATTTGCGCCAGCATACTGATCCAAACCGCGCAGACCATCAGCGCCGCCAGTTGATACCGAGGTTCCGGTTCCGCTCTGATCGTTGTTCTGAATCATCGAGGTTGCCATCGCCTGTTGGAACTCAAGCAGCATATCGTCAACAACGTTAGGCTCAAGACCGTCAATATCGTCGAGCGCAGCAGTACGAATCGGGAACTGTGCGTTTAAGTCTTTGAGGATCACTTGCCAGATCGACGTTGCTTCAGTCGTTGGTGCGCCGTTATTTTGGACCGTGTAGCCCCACTGAGCGCCAGCGTTGCCGGTCTTTACGCGGAACTGGTAGGCAGAACCGTCAGTTGCAACGATGCGGGAAAGATCCATCATCGGGTTTGCAAGACGCTTAGCAACAAATACGGGATCGTAAGCAGTACGGCCACCAACGTCGTAACCGGAAGCGGTTAACGCAGATGCTTCTTTGATGTATCCGTCAAACTGGTCGACAGATTCAAAGATCTTTACTTCGCGCTCAACCTGATTGCCACCCTTCATGTACTCTTTCAGTACATCGCGGAAGCGACGGTTTGCCTCACCACGAACCGTTTTGTGGATTGGGCGAATGATGGAAGGAGCGGCAATTTTTGCCTCAAGAGCGGCAAGTTTTTGCTCGGTCTCTGCTTTAACTGCCTGTACAGCCTCGGTAACTTGAGTCTTAACAGCCTCAGCGGTTTCAGCAAGTTTTGCAGCGTTAGACGCTTCGATTGCGTCAAGTTTTTCAATGACTTTTTCAAGCATGATAGTTCCTTTATCGGGTTGCGATTGCCTTTAGCAGCTCGCGGTATTGGAGCGCCTCCAGCAGTTTCACCGCTGCGTCCGACTCACTCGGATTAGCGGGTTGAGAAGTTGTCACGGCAGCATCACGCTGCTCTATGATCGACTTCAACAAGCCGGATGCAGCGGCTGCATCCTTTCGAGAAAGCCCAGCATCACGCAGTGCTTTTTCAATCGTCCTGGGGTTTGGTTTATCCCCCATCCAGTATTCAAGTCTTGAGATCTCGGCTTTAGGATTGTTAGGGTTCATCACAATCGAAACCTCAGCCAATCCTCCACGCATAATCTGAAAGAAACTATCAGGATCATCTGTCGGTTCGCCGTTCTCATCGACCATTTGGTATTCGTCAGCGTACGCGCCAACAGAAACACCACCGACCATGCGAGGCGATTCCTTCATAATCGTATAAAGATCTGATCCTGCCGTGGTATTCAGGAACAGTTTTCCAGTCCCGGTCATGCCTTCGTCGGTGATGTCGAACTTTGACCACTCGCCCACGGGCATCATGTCGCTTGAATGCTGAAAGTACATCGGCAACGGTCTGCCGGCTTCCATCCAACCTTCGTGCCACATCTCAAAAGCTGCTGGCGTGTAGAAGAATCTACGCCCATCTGCGCCTTCTCTTGCGCCCCAAGTTGTCAGAGTCGCCTCGATCTCGCCGGTAGGTTCGCCGGTTGCCTCATCAGCCATACGGCCAAGCTCAACCTTTGCCTCGGTGACGAATTGAATGTGCTTAGCCATGTATCGGTTCCTTTTCCTTCATTTTCCCATCTTCGGGTTTAGGCTTTGGCTTCCTTTTGTCAGCCGCTTCCTTTAACCGCTTCAAAACATCCTTAAGCATTACCAGCTCGTCCGGTCTTGCCTATGACCTTAAGATTTCCGCCACCGCCAGTATCCTGCGGCGAAGAGCCGGGAATAGGCTTATCAACACCACCGGCAGCAAGCAGAGAATCACCATCGTCCACGCTATCAAGCCCAAGATAGTCTCTAGCTTCGTTGGGCGTAAGAATTCCGTTTTTGACTCCGGCCACAACATAGTTCATCTGATCCAGTGGTGCGCCCTTGAGGAAATCCTGCGTCTGAAATTGCACATAAAGGTTTGGATAGCCACCAAGCAGGCTTGTTTTCAACTTTTGCTCGATGTTCGTGATGAACGGCATCATCGTGCTTTTATAAAACTCGTCGAGCATCGTCTGCGTGTTGTTGTACTTGGACTCGCCCACGCCAATCATTGCCGGAGGAACGCCAAACAAACCAGCAATCCGCGCCATCGTTTGTTTCTTGAGCTCTCGCGCATCTACGTCTTGCAGCGTCAAGGGCTTGATACTTTCGTACATCATACCTTGGTCTAATAGCATCGACTGCCCAGGCTTGCTCAAGTCTGAGGGCTGGCTGTTAAGCATATTGGTCCATGCTTCTTTTAGCCGCGCTGCAATCTCTTTGAACTTGGAATCGGGTATGACTTGCTCAGTGCGGAATAAGCCAGAAGGCTTTGCCCCGTTAAGCATGATGAAGTTTGAGTAAAGATCAATGTCTTGATCGAGCGAGATCAGCTCGACAGCCTGGAGACGGTTAAACGAAGAAGAACCCTGCCAAGGCTCGCTCTTGACGTGCATAACCTGGAAGTATTGCAGTGGCTCGTCTTTGTTAAACCCGTAACTTGAGCTTGTAAGCGTGTAGAACGGGTATCTCGTCTCAGAAATGCGCGGAACGATTAGCGTAGAGTCGAGAACGTAGACTTCAAGCGGAACCTGTTGAGGATCGGCTTCGTTCTTTCTCCAGAGTAACACGAAAGTCTCACCGGCTAACTCATGCCACATCGTGAACTGATACCAAAACTCGTATTGGCTTTGGAAGTTATTAGGCTGAGCAAGAAGGTTAAGAATTGACTTGGCGCGGTTCTTTTCGCGCTCGGGAACCCCAGGTTCCGTCTGCGTATCGACTAAAGTACCGTCAGCTTGCCGAGACATGATCTTTACCGGCAGTTGTGCGAGCGCTCTAGCCTTAGTTCCGACGCAAGCCATGACTGTCGAGTTTCTAGCAAGCGTTGTAATGTCTAATGAACGTCCAGCTTCGTTGACAGCGGATGTCGTGACATAAAGAAGCTGGTTTGATCCGTAGCCTTGCCCCTTACCACGGAGCATGACGTTATTACCCAAAACAGTGTTGCCGAACAACGAATTCGACTCATTTTGAGTTGGTTTCTTGCGGAATCTGTCGAATATGCCCATTTTTAGCCCTAAAACACCCTGAATCCGTACGATTCAGACGGCATCGGATTGTCAAGAGAGCAGTGCATGGCAATTATGAGGGCAACGATCCCGTCGACCTTCGCGTGGCGGTCAACTCCGGCCTTCTTGACCTTGATGTTGCCCTGCACATCTACAAACACTTCGCAGTTTCCCAATTGGTGGCCTAAAAACGGGTTGCCATCGTGTTTGATTTTATGGCCGAGAATAAGCCGCTCTACATGTTTGGAAGGGTTAGAAAGTACCGCCATACCCTGCCCAACTTTTTTTGTCGGCATCCCAGCTTCGTATAGTCGCGCAACCAGCGCAGCCGCATTATATGCGTCGTAGCCAACCTCACGAACGTCGTATTTCTGGCTTTGCCCCAAAATATACTCCGAAATCTCGCGGTCGTCCATAACATTACCTTCGGTTAGATGCAAAATGCCCGAATTAATAGCCTGTCGGAAAATATCCTGGTAATGCGCTGGCAATAAATCGAACCCATCTTCGGGAAGAAAAAACTTCCACTCGGCTTCGTAATCATCCTCGGCATAACGCTTAAGCGTACAAACGGCGTTTAGATCTCGTGTTGCCGCCAAGTCAAAACCGATAAATACAGCCTCGGGCTCGCGGTCTGTAAGACCTACAGCTTCATCCCAATGTGAACGATCTACCCAGGCGGTTTCGGCGGAGACGTAGACGTTAAGTGTCTTGCAAAGAAACTCGTTGAGCGCCGCCGGCTTAATTTTGGCTTCCTCGCATCGAGCGGCAATCGCATCGTGTGAGACCGAGATATTGTGCATCGGATTGGCTTTATGCCAAACCGTCGGGTCTCGCCAATCATCGCCAGCATCAAGCGAATAAAGAAGCCCGAACCATCGCGGGTTATCGGGTACGTCTTGGTGAAGAATATGCTCCATAACCTGGAGATCTTCAAAGAACTTTGTATCGCGTGTAAAAGAAGCCGTGGTTATATATAGCCGCAACGGATTTGCTCGCGCTACCATCCCAGAATGCAAGACCTCAATCGTATTCCTATCGATGATTTGCGAAGCCTCGTCAACGATCGTGCAAGAAGGGTTGAGCCCGTCACCCGTACGCTTGGTATCCCGCGAGAGCGCTTTGAACACCGATTGCGAGTCGCCATTCTTTACTATCGTGAACTTGCCGGGAATAAAGAGACCGGAGACCTCCCGAGGAAGGGTTTCGATAAATCCCTTAGCGGTAGTGAAAACGATTGACGCTTGGTCTCTGTTAGTCGCTACCGTGTAGACCTCTGCGCCAGCATCGCCAAAGGCGAGCTCGTAAAGAGCGATCAGAGCGGTAAGCGTTGACTTTCCTGCCTTGCGCGGGATGTAAACGATTACATCTTGCACCATGCGCTTAGACCGATCCCGCTTAAGACGGAATCCATAGATCGCGCAGATGATGAGTATCTGGAAGGGCTCAAGGTTTACAGGTTGCCCTGCCCATTGGCCCTTTACATGCCGGCAAAGGCTTGTAAATTGCAGGAAGTGATTAACCGCGCCAGGATCAAAGACGTATTCCCACTCTTTGTTTTCTAGGTGATTTAGAAACCGCTGGCAAGCTAACCGAACGTTTCGGCAAGCATTGATCTCACCTTTCGCTACCGCCGCCGCGTAAGTAATGCCATCTTCTAATCTCATGTTCCGAATTTAGGACCGGACAGGAATTCGCCCATCTTGCTGCCATCCTCGAGTTTGTTTGCAGCCAGCCTTGAGCGAGGCGTGAGCCCCATTTCGTTCATCAGCTTGACTGCGTTTTCCATCGCTTTGTTAGCAAGGGATATATAAGGGTTAGGGGCGTGTGTCTTGCCGCCGTTAGTCTTTACGACCAGCGGATGCTTTGCTTGTTCTTTTCGAGCGTCAATATAAAGCTGCACTTGATCTGCAAGCATCATTAGCGTGTGGCGATCCTGATCGGAGCCGATACCGTAGACGGTATATAAATAGTCTGCGGTCTCGCTCACGAATCGCTCACGGCTAAAGAGAGTTGGATCGTCCGCCCATTCTGCGAACGGTACGCGGATCTTAATTTTCTCTGGCAGCGGTACGCCGGTGTTCTCGCCTTTTGTGCCGTGTACCAAATGAACTTCAGGTGGATATTTCCTCTGCATTTTCGAGCCTCGCTTTCTGTCCGGTGAATTCTTCCCATCGCTTAACGATGACATCGCAGTATTTTGGGTCTAGTTCCATCATCCGACAAGAGCGTCCTGTTTTTTCGCAAGCGATTAAGGTTGTTCCAGTCCCGCCGAAAGCATCTCCAATAATCATATTTTTTTTTGTAAATGAATTGATAGCCCACTCAGGGAAATCTACTGGAAATGTCGCCGCATGAATGTTTGAGAATTCGTTATTTCTATTCGGATGACCTTCGTAGACATTTTGAATTGTTCCCTGAAAGTCTGCCGTCGGAATGGATCTTGATGGATTTTCTGTTTGACCTAAAAAAACAATGTATTCAAACCTATTAGACATAACGTTTTTTGCTATTTGTGGCGCACCATGTTTTTTGTCCCAAATGGCAATGTCAATTAAATGATTCTTGTAAGTTGAAAGGTAATCTATAAAAGCGATTTTATTGCCGGCTAATTGCTGAATGTTTATCGCCATACAACTACTTACCCACATCCATGCGTTTGTAAATCTACACAAAAATTCCAGATAATCATCTTGCGTTTTGTCATCTCTATATGTTGCATATTTGTTGTCGGTTGTATGCGTATTGCCAGATAACTTTTCCGAATCTCCTGCGTTGTAAGGCGGACTGGTAAACATAAAATCCACCTGATCGCCGTTTATGAGCTTATCCACCGCGTCTACGCTCGTACTATCCCCGCACATAAGCCTGTGCTTGCCTAGTATCCAAATGTCCCCAGGCTTAGTAATAGGCTCCTCTGGTGTCTCAGGTACGGCATCCTCATCTGTAAGCCCTTCGTTTACAACCTCCGGCCTTAGCGCGTCTCTTTCCTCTTCACCGAAACCAACTAGGTTTAGATCTACGCCCTCAAGCTCCAATTCTTCGAGCTCCAGGTTCAAGAGCTCTGCATCCCATCCGGCATTCAACGCTAGTTTGTTGTCAGCAAGAATCAGCGCTTTCTTTTGAGTCTCGGAAAGGTGAGTTAGTTCTATCACCGGAACTTCTTCCATCCCAAGTTTCCGAGCTGCGGCCAATCTTCCGTGGCCAGCAATCAAACCTTTCTCACCGTCGACCAAGATCGGGTTCGTCCAACCAAACTCTTTGATCGACGCAGCGATCTGCGCGACCTGCTCGTCTGAATGCGTTCTTGCGTTTCTTGCGTAAGGGGTGAGATCCCCCACGCGAGTTATGACCACGCGGGGAATTCCCT